CATAAGCTTGTTGGATTGTTACATCGGGCATAGTGTCCTCACTTTAATTTTTTAAGAAGTTTTAATCCAGCGGTTTGTAATATCTTTTGACTAAACAAGGTCATACTGTAAATGCGTAAAGTTCCTACAGTTATACTAGCATTACCTGTAATAACATCTCTTACACTTGCTCCTGCAAAAACGCCAACTTGTGATAATGTTGCTTGAAAATCTTGTTCCATTACAGGTAAATTACCTATTGCACGATAAACAGTAATTCCATTAATAATAAACTCTGCTTCTTTACCTTCGGCATCTACTTTAATTTCTAAAGTATTAACCGACTCTACAGAAGCAGAAGTTACAAAATTATGTGTATTAATTATACCAGCAGGACCAGAAGCAATTCTTTTATTAACTCTAGCTATCCAAGTTGAAGAGCCATTGTTATAAAAGCATACACAATTTTCTCCTTTTTGATATTCGATGGGCGAAGCTGGAAATGTATGAGTCCTCCAAAATCCGACATGGTGCGCTTGTTCAGCTGATCTAGCTTCAATTTGAACTGTTGCTCTAAAGTGAAGTTTTCTTTCACCTATCTTAAATCTAGGTGCTCCTCCAATATCACTAGGCATAGTCCGTGGATCAAAATCTTTAATATCTACTTTACTATTATATTGTCCAGCTACTGTACTAATTGAAAAGTAAGGACCATAAATAGGATCAGTTAAATTTTGAGATACTGTTCCATTAGGATTTGAAATTGAACCAACAACAACAATCCAATTTCCAGTTGCTCCAATAGAAGTAGAAAAAGTTTTATCAAAATTACCTTCTTTAAAGATTAAATTACCTTGGTAAGTTATATTACTAGTATTACCTATAGTATATATTTCATTATTAGAAAATGTACCCAAACATTGTGTTTCTGTAATTCCACTAAAACCATTTACTACATTATCATCTCTAATTAAAGTAGTATTCTGATACGGACTAGAAAAAGATGATGAAACTACTGTATAAATTCCATTAAACTGAACATTAGTAGCGTTATAAATTTTAATTTTATTTCCAGAAAGAGGAGCAAAGCTTGAATTTCCTAAAGTATGTATAAATAGAAATATGTTAAATCCAGGAATTGTTTGTGTTAAGGATATTGGACCTAGAACGTCATTATTAGGTTCAAAAGTAACTCCACCAGGTACTTGTGGTGGAGCTGGTGTATATTCATTTAATCCTTGAAACTGACCATAAAAATCTGTGGCTTGTTTGCTAGGAATTTGATCTGACCACCCTCTCCACTTTCGTAACTCAATACCATTTGTATTGAATACTTGTGAACTTGGTAATCCTTGAAATGTTCCATGTTTTGGATTTACATTTAAAGCTAAACCCCGCATAAAAGCAAACTGTTCAACTGAAGAAAGTGTAATGGGCATTGATTACTCCTTAAGAAGCTCCAACTGGATTTATTGATGCATATACAAGATTTAATACATCAGTTCCTGAGGTTGTTCCAGTAGCTAAAAACCCATTTCTTAGGTTTCTTATTGATATTGGTTGTCCGCATGGAATTGCAGTAGATCCTGCTCCATCAATATACAAATTTGCAAAGGTTGCGGTACCAGATTGAGCAATAACATGTGTACATCCAGTTGGAAGTGTAAATCCTGCTTTAGCAAGATTAACTGCAAGGATTTGTCCTGCCGCGACATCTGCTAAAGCTGGTCTACTGATTGTATAATATCCAACACAACCATTACCAGTACCAGCAACAGAGTTTACAATACCAGGACGAACCCTACCGCCCACAAATCCAGTACCTGGGTTTGTTGCTAAGGTAAACTGTAATGAGGTAGCTGTTGGAGTTCCTGTTAAAGTATAAGTTCCATTTAAAGTACTAGTAGGAGAATTTTCAATATAAATCAATTGTCCAGCTACAGGTGCAGCAGGAAGAGTGTCAACTGTTAAAGTTACAGTAGTACTAGCATAAGATGAAGCAGTAATTCCATATGCAATTGGACTTTGTTGAGCAATAACTCGTGTTGCTGCTGAAAAATTAGCTGTTGCAGCTAAGTTTAAAAACAATGTAGTTGTTGTTCTAATAGCATCTAAAGCAACGACTGGAGTAGAAGTAAGAATCAATAGAGTAGAACCTGCTTTAATAGTTCCAGTTACAGCAGCATGGGTAATAGTTGTAGTATTTAAAGCTCCAGAACTACCTAAAATATTTATAGAACCAGTATGAGGAATCATTTCTTACCTCCGCACCCACAGGACATCTTGGGTTTCTTCTTAGTTGTTGATTTTTTCTTAGCCATTTTAATCTCCTTTTCTTCTTGGATACCCAAGATTAAAAAACTAGGGATGCCCGTTAAGCCATCCCCAGTATATTAGCACTTCTTGCCTGACTTCATCTTTGGAGCAGCCTTCTTAGCGGCTGGCTTCTTCATTGGTTTATTCTTCATATGTCTATCCTCCTTTCATAGATTCTAACTCCTAGGTTATTTGTTGAATCCTTTGAGTGTCTTTGCTAGGTTGCATTGACGCTTGGTTTGTGTAGTTAACTTACCACCCTTGCAGTAAGACGAAATTGATTTACCAGCTGCCTTAGCTTTCTTAGTCAAGGCTCCTGGTCGTTTGATTGCTCCCTTGATCCAGTTCTTCTTACTTATCATATTAACTCCAATTTGCTAAAAGAATACCTAGATCACCAGAACCGATAACACCGTTCCCGTCTAGGTCATATTGATTGGGACCAAAACTAAGGGTTCCCCAGTCCGCTAGGAGCATTGCCATGTCCTCCGAGCCTACGGAACCATTACCATTAAAGTCCCCTACTAGGGTAGAGATTGTCACGTTGCCAAGGTTTCCTGTAACCCGTAATCCAGCACCGCCATAGATAACAGTCTCGCCTAGGTACATAACCGTCAGTCTAGGCAATAGGCGTACTTCAGTAACAACTTGAGGCTGCAACAGTTCAAACTGGAACACAGCAAGTTCTACGGGTTGATCTACAATTAGAAACTCACCAAGCTGGGCATATGAATAATACATTGCATTACCATCTGCTGGTGGGTTTGCTTCATTAATACCAGTATAATCATCATTAGCCAGGGGCAATCTAGATAGAGAATCCCATACCATAGGGTGGGCAGTATCTTCATGTACACCCACTAATCTAAGTTTTGTTGGATCCCAATCCAATACAACATCTGCCACTAGGAATCTCTGGGGTTCAGTCTGAGCCTTAGCCATTAAACGAATCTCCGTATTGTTTATTTGTTCTAGATATAAGTCAATAAGTGGCATGGTGTCTCCTTAGTGTGGTTGTTCAATAGAGAAACTTAGACAATCTACTTGAACGGCTATGGTTGCTGTGGATGTCCTACCTCTCCAACAATGTGGAACAAATAGTGTGGTGTTTGCTGGGATATTACTAGTACCGATATCACCTGAGATTTCTGTATCTGACCCAGCACTGGAATAAATCTTTACATAATAATGAATTGTCGAGTTGTTTGGTGTACAATACAAACAGAATTCCACAATATCATTTATATTTGCAGTAAATCCAGTTGAAATTGCAGTAGCCGCAGCAGTGCCGTTTCTGTGGATAATCTGATATGTACTAGAACCATTATATAAAGCTAACCCTACGGTATTTCTCATGGTAGCATTGACGGTTGTAAATGGATTGGTAATAGCTGTTGCATCTGGCACGGCTGTAGAATCGTTTAAGCCTACAAATAAAGTGGCATTTGGTTGGAAAGTTGCATCTCCAATACCAAATTTCCATACACAGAAGAAACCACCTCGTTTAGTAGCATTACCTCTCCAGCACTGAGTAGATGTTGTTTTCCAACCCGCTGCGTTACCTGCGGTATTAGCTGTTAAGAATGATTGTCTACGAGATCCTGCTAGAAGACTGGTAGTTCCTATGGCTACGGTACCACCTGTAGTATTACCTGTACCTACAGTAGTGGCCGAGTAGACCATACCTACGCTAGTTGGAGAGGCATTGGTTCCACCGTTAAAAGCCATAAGACTAAATTTATTTCTAGCAATGCATGTCTGCAGATTAGTAGACCATCCCGAGGCATCTACGAATGCAGGAAGATCTCTGTGACCAATGCTCTTTGTATACATGACAACCGAATCAGTAGGAGCCGTAGTTGGTTCTGTGGCTGGTTTTACTAATTCTAGATTATTTGAATTAATCTTTACATTGGCTGCTCCTGCAAAAGCACTGGCATTGTTATATTGTATTTGACCAGTAGAACCACCTGGAGTTGCTGAAACAGAGACAGGAACCCAGTTTGTACCATTCCATTGAGGAATATTATTAAGGCTTGCTCCACTTTGTGTAAGATTACTAAGGGTATGGGTATGGCTTGCAGCGGCTATGCCAGCTGTAGCCAATGATCTATTTTCCCACCGTAAATCAGCATTGTCCCATTGTAGAATATCAAGATCTGCTATTGAAGTAATCTCAACATCAGATAGTTCTTCTATTTCTTGGTAGTTTTGAATATTTATAAACATAGCACCATTACCAGGACCAGCTCGTTGAACTAAGAATCCAACTCTAACACCATGTAATGGTTGAGTGGGTAATCCAATACGCATATCTCCAGATGTAGTAGCAGAAAGATACAATGCTTTACCTTCCTGACCACTAGGAATTTCTGCTGTATTTGTTGCAAATCCTGTCAAATATCCAAAGGTTTGTACAAAACCACTTGCAGTATTTGCAATATCTTCAGCTGTTACTCCAATTACATCAGCACTAGTAGCTTCGGATGATGCGTTTGCTAATCCAATAGTTAATTGCGTACTAGCAGAGTGTCCATTTACATATACAACTTTACCTTTTGGTATTAAAGTTCCAGTTGTATTTTTTACATATTTATATAAACCTTGACCAATCTTAAGATTTGTATTAGTTGTTAATCCAAGGGATAAAGTACTATAAGAAGTATCCCAATATTGACCACCAATGGTATTTGTTGGTGATGCTGGAGTTATATTAAAGTTTAACTGAGATGTATTTATAGTAGGTACAATAATCGAATTAGGTAATCCTATAGTATAAACACTGCTTGCAAGATTTACCTCTACTTCATTTGCTGTACCCGCAACAGTTACACCCGTTGGTAGAGTTCCACCAGTAGTATCTCTTAGTTTAAGAGAAAAGAAATCTAATTTTAGTTTAAGTTGAGAGGGTGAAGGTCCAGATGCATTATCTAACCACAACCCACATGTTAGTGGATCTGTAGGTACATTAGTACTAAGGTTTACAGTTGTACCATTAATAGTAAAATCAAAACTAGAAGCACTTACTTTTGAAATCTCTAAAGTATACCAAGTATTAGTAGCTAAAGCCGTAGTTGCACCTGTTGAAGTACTTGTTCCATTGTTTACTGTAGGTGTCCATGTATTAGTTGCTGGATTTGCTACAAAATAAATACCTTCTGTTGGTGCTGATAAATCAGTAGCAAACCCAATAACAAAAGAAGAAGAACTTGGAAATGATGCAGGAGTTTTAACTATAGCAATCATTCTAGTAATATCACTAGGAACACAAATAGTTTGTGCTGAAGATTGACTAAGCGATAAAACACCAGTTACATCGTGTTCAACAACAATTTCAATTACACCAAAGTGATCTGTTTCAGAATTAGCAGATACAATAAACATATTGTTACCACTAAAACCAGATACTAATCCAGAAGTTTGAAAAATCCTAGGACTGGTTACTGTACCATAAGCGTTTGTACTTAGGATTTGAATTGATCCACCTGAGTAAGACCAATCTTGCATTTGTGGAACATAATTTTCTGAAATAATAATTGGCTCGGGATCTGTTGGATCTATTCCACCACCTCCAGATGGAGGAGCATTTTCTAATTCAGTTAGTCTATAGTTTAAACTATTAGGATCATCTAAACTAAGATGAAATCCTAAAATATTAGTAGTATCTGATAAATTATCTTTAACGGTTTCTAATGCTTGGGTAGTTTGGATTAATTTATTATTAGTAGTATCACTAAGATTAGTAACTCTAGTATCTAAATCAACAAAGTTAGTTGAGTCATTGGCTGAATTATCTTGGGCTAATCGTCGTGCAAAAGCAGATTGTTTTTTATCCGTCATCCTTTACACTTTCTACCTTTGGGACAAGAAGCCTTTGAACCGCCAGGGCCAGCCCAAAGATTCTTACAGGCCCAGTATTTAGCAGTCAGTTTATTATCTGCAGCGTCGCAATTATGCCGTGCTTTGAAAGATTTACGAGCTTCCGAACTATAGTTGTGACCATAACCTTTTGCTCCAAAATGAATAATCTTTTCTTGTCCGTTGGCACAGGCTTTAACCATCTTCTTCTTGCCAGCTGAAGTTGATGCTCTTGGTTTATTACAAGGCATTGATTTTTTATCAGGTCGCTTAGCCATTGGGTTGTCCTCCTAACATTTGCATTGCTTGTTGACTGAGTTCTGGTGGAATATTTGCACCACCAGTATTCATTAGGTCTTGTTGAGCAGCACCGCCCATTGCATTGGCTGCAGCACCAGCAAACATCTTTTGCATTTCCATTTGTTGCTGAGCCTTTGCCATTTCCATCTTTTCTTTCTTGATTTCTTCTGCACTGCGTACCCAGTTATTGGCATCAAATCCCATAGCCGTGATCAGGGCTCTAGCATAAGCTTCCCACTTAAAGGAAGAAGCGGCTTCTGGAGGAAGATTGCGAACCATTTCACCCATTTGGAGCAGTTTGGTGATGTCTGATTCACGGCTAAGGGACTGAAGGCCAGTAAGAATTTCAATATTAAGGATTCCATTTTCTTCGTTAAATTGATCAGCCATTCGTGGATCAATTTCATTATTAGACAACATAAGATAAATGGTTCTTTGAATAATAGGAACCATAAAATCTCTTGCAATAGCAGAGAAAGTACCACCAAGAATTGTTTCTAATTCATTACCTACAGCCCTGACAGCCGTAGCGGTTACTCTATCTCCAGTAGGCATGGCTGCAGTTTGTAATAGGAATCCTTGTCCGACTTCTTTACGCATTGCATCTACAGCACTAGCACAGGCTTGTAGTTGAGTATTAATTGTTTCACCTGGGGTAATTACAAATACATCATTCTTTCTTGCTCCAACCCATTGACCATTAACTGCTCCAGCTAAGTCATCAATTTCGGTAATACCACTAGGATCTACACCCATAAAAAAGGTAGATCCCGCTGCCATACCTTGAATCATAGCACGGCTATAAGACTCAAGGGTTCGGATATCAGAATAGATATCTTCGACATGGGATCTACCATAATCTTCACCAGCTACGCTGGCCCAACGAAGGATAATATAAGGCAATACATCATATGTTCCTTCATCAATAATATGACTATCTAATTCTTTTTCTACCTTCCAAAGATTATCTTCTGTTTGGTATACGCGAATATAGACAGTTTTATATCCTGTTTGATTTTCTTCACCAGATAGAAAGTCATAAGCACTTGCTGATTCTTCATTACTAGGTGAAATAAACTCAAGATAAATAAATTCTTTTAGGTCGCCATTTACATCACGACGAACTACAAACTGATCTAACCTAATGACACGGAAACTAAAATCATTTTCCATGACAATTAGAACATCACCAACAACAATTAAATGTTGCATAGCTAAGTAAGAAATTTCTCGTAGGTTATTTGAAATTAATTTATGATATACTTGAAAAGAAAGGCGATTTAAATATTCATTAATTTCGGGACTTGGTTCACGACCATTCTTAAGACCAAAAGAAAAGAATGGAGTATCATTTAGTGGAATAAGAACACTAAGGATCTTACTTGCTAATGAAGTAACACCACGAGATTGAACTGAAGAGTATGTTTGAAAGAGGTTATCTTCTCCAGTAAGCGACTGATAGGGTAATAGTGTTGGTACAGTTAGTGCTGAACAAGCTCTAGATTTATTTAATTTAGTATCTCGTTTAGCATCTAATATTTCCCATCTTGCTTTAATGGTTTTCTCTTTCATTGTCTCTCCTTAGATTGGTCTATCTTCTCGTTCGTAATCAGGTCTTTCAATAGTAGGCATAGCTAGGTTAAATCCACCACCAAACTCAGAAGTTTCTTTTCCAGTTTGAGCAGTCATTTCTTGGAATAAAGCAGTTTCTTGTGATTCTTGCTTTTCCATACTTTCCTTGCGTACTTGAAGTTCTTGTTGTCTTCTTGCTAATTCAAGTTGTCTTTCCCGTTCGCGTTCATCACGCATTCGTTGCTCGGCTTCAAGTTGATACTTTTGTTGCATTTCCATTTGCCGATTCATCATCTCTTCTTGCCGACGCATTTCAGCTTCGTAATCAACTTTAGGACCACCTCCTCCTCCTTTACCACCAAAGCGTTTATACTCTGGTAAAGGAAAAAGATTTGAGTCAGAAATCATTAAAAAATTAGGCATGTGGATCTCTCCTTTCTTGTTGTTCTTGTAGGCTTTTAATCTTAAGAACAATCTCTAATTGACCAGCCTTGAAACCTCGGTCATAGTCCTTTAACTTTAAATCGTTTGGTACTAGGACTATTGTTTTCTCCAGAAACTGAATTAGTTCCCGACTGATCCTTAGGTTTTCCTTCATTCTTAAGCCTTTCAATACGAATGTCATGTAATGCTTTACAAGCAAGGGAAAGGTCAGGGTCCTTAATGGACCCCGCCTTCCATCGCTCAATAAGTAAATCAAGTTTGTTCATTAGTTCTCACCATTATATTTAAATGAAACTTCTTGTTATCTGGACTAACTTTATTTTCAATTAGTGCAGAATGAAGATTGTCTAGAAAGATATTCACCATTGCCATATTATTAAATCCTACATCTAGAGAGGCATTGGTAAGCTTAACTAATCGCATAGTCTCGGCTAACGCCTGATCCATATCGTATTCGGATTCAATAAACATCTTTGACATGGTAAACTCCTTTAGGTTAACTCACAACCATTGGCTGTGCAAGCAAGAGTCTTGGTACTAGTGGTTGTATCTTCCTTCTCGTACTCCGAGAGAAGATTAAAATCTACACTGGTTGGCATTTCATCATTTAATTTGTTGAATTGCTCTTCAGTGATTGCTTCAAATGGTGCTTGCTGATATACATGGTTATCCTTCGGCAAGAAAGAAATGCCACTGACAGCATCCCAGTAAGTCCATAGCCAGCCACCAATATGAAGGAAATCATTATCAGTATAGTTAACAGTAATGCTTGGCTTGTGATCACAATACCATAGTTGATATGCTAACCAAAGATTAAGATGACCAACTGCATTGATTTGTTGCTCAGTAACACCAAAATTTGCTTGAATTGGAAATGAAAATACTAGAGTATGATCTGGTTTCATTACACATGGTTCATGTGGAATATTTGAATCGACCATAAACTTAGCCATAGGTGAGTTCTTATCCATTCGGATACGACGAATATAGAACTTACTGTAGCGTGGATGCAAACCAGATGCTGTTCCAGCTACGCAGCTGGTAGTACCTTCTGGTTTAATGCATGTAATTGATTTGGATTGATTGATACCAAGGTATCCTGCCCACTTTTCATTGATCTTACGAGCAACAAACTTAAGTGCAGACAATAGCTTATTAAGTTCTTCTGGTCCTTGACCACCATTTGTAAGGTTATTGTCAAAGATGCCAGTCATGGATACACCTAGTAACCGCTCTTCTTCACAGTTTTCCTTAAACTCTGGGGAGTTATTGGTAAAGTATGTAAAGTTAGTAAGGGCAGACTGTAGTGTTCCTAGGATGGTTGCCATTCTAATCTTATCAATAAGTTGAGGAGCTTGGTCTTCAGGTCTAACCGCAATGGTTGATAGATTGCAGAATTGATTAGGTCGTAGGATAATCTCAGAACATGGATTGGTTCCAAAGTCGTAATCAGCTTTGCGTCCTGCTTGTTGAGCAATCTTACGCATTGCCTCTCTATTACAGATTCCGCGTTCTCCAGAACGGGAATTGTACAAAGAAGTCCATTCATGCATGAAAGAACCCATATCTGGTTTACTTTCGTAAACAGCTGAGTTATTTGCAAGTGCACGATGTCCTTCCTTTTCCCACCAGGGGCCACTCTTGGCATGAGCCATTTCATAATCTGACAGATCAGATAGACTAATTAACGCTGAGCGACGAACGCCGCCAGAGATAATTGAATCAGCAATCTGACAGACTAGATCATGTACTTCTAGTGGCTTTAGTTTCCGATCCCGAGCCGAATAGAATACATTAGCTGTAAACTTAATAAGTCTAACAAATGGTTCTGGACCAGAAGCACGCCCACCAAAAGTCTTAAGACGGGCACCATTTGGTCTTATTTTACTTACGTCCACGGTAAAATGCTTACCATTGAACAGTTCGTCAATAAAACACTTATAGGCATCAGCCCATCCCTCGCGGGAGTCTTCTACTACAATAGTCTTATTGACCTTTTCAATAGTTTCTGGGACAGAAGGTAGTTGTTGTACATTCTTCTTTTCTACAGAAAACCCAACTCCAGTACCACAGGCTAGGGTATACAGGATATTGGCTAGGTCCTTGGTTGATTGGACGGCAACATAGCAACAATTATAGGCCGCTACATCATCCTTATCAAGAGCTGGACCAGCAGTCATTAAGGCTCGCATGGAGCCAAATACCTGACGATCTTTCATTGCTTGTCGGATAGCCCCAATCTCTTTCATTTCTTCAATAGGAACTTTGGAAGATAGATCTAGTCTCTTGATTAAATAATCAAAATAACGATCTACAGCCTCATCCCATGTCTCTCTACGATTCTTTTCAGGTAGCCAGCGGCAATACTTATCCACGGCTACGAAATCTTCAAATATCTTGCTCATTAATTACTCCCTTATTCAAATCCAAAATGTTTCTAACTACAAGGTTATTTGGGCCCCAGAGGTTAATCTGGTTGGTTTCTTTGTCATAGTCACCTGACCTTAGAATTCTGACACACCTTGCTTGGGCAAGGGCAAAGTCCTTGCGGTACATATCTAGTGGTCGTTTATTTTCAGGTCGCTTAGCCCAATCCTCGTCCTCATACATAGTCATAATAACTTGATCCCAAGCTTCTTGGGGTGTATTATCTAAGACTTTCTTAGCTTTGGCAGGACCAACCTTCCAAAGACCCCAAATATTATCTGTAGTATCTCCAGTCATCCATTGCTGGTAGAAATACTTATTTGCTTCTTCTTCAGATACCTGTACTGGTTCTGGTTCTTTGTCTGGGTTCCAGTGCCATCCAGGGATCTGACGAAGATCCTTGTCTACGGTTACTCCAATAGCCCTACCTGATGATACTAGCATTCCGATAAGATCATCTGCTTCTAGGTGATTTACACACCTGGTTTGAATACCAGTAGAGTAAATAGTCTCTAGAGCAATTGACATACAGTCTGGACTCTTAAAGTCCTCTCTATGCTTCTTGTACTCAGGCCAGAACATTCGTCTAAAGTTATTGCTACGAGGACACGACATAGCAATGTAGATTGTATCTATACCTTCTGGTGTCCAGTTCTTAATGTCTTGGGCAATTCTTGTTGGTAATTCATCAACACCCTCAGAGTCTGCCCAAAAGGCAGCTCTATAGGCAATGATATCTCCATCAAGAATAACTTCAGTCGGCTTGTTCATCTATGTCCTCTAATTCTAAATAACCTATGTTTAACCATAGTTCTATATTATCTTTAACTTCTTTTTCTAGTTCTTTTAGGGAACCATCATTAGTTAAGATGAAATCAAATAATTCTTCATACTCTTCATTTGTTGATGATTCTACGGCATTCCCTAGAGTTTCGCTTTCATGCTTACGCCAATCAGCATTTGATTCTTCTAAGGTTCTACCACCTGACTCAACAAAGATTTGAGTAGCTACTAGATCTCTACCAAAAGCAAGTTCATTCATATAACGAACATCATCTTGAATAAGAATATATTCATAATAAGTTTTCTTTGCTTTTTTATTATCTAATTCTTTTAACATATACTCTTGGATTATTTCATAAGTTTTGACAACCCAGTAATCTGGATTTTCTTCTCTCTTTGTTGCTCCAAGATTCTGACAAAACTCACGATATTTACTTGAGTCTGATTCTTTTGTAATACCCTGTGCTTCGGCTGCTTGTTTAATAGCTTGAGCAAAAGGAAGAATTACAGGTAAATAACCTTTTTCAAAAGAATATTTAGCAATTAAATTGGCAAGGGTGGTTTTACCCACCCTGCCCTTACCACTAATTTGAATGATTCGCATTATGAATCTCCTGCCAATGTCGAATAATATAACCTAATCCAATCTCTCCATTGTTGTAATTAACAACTAAGGGATGCTTTGGATTAGAAGCTATAAACTCGTTTACTTGGCGCATAAAGTAAACTGCATCACTCATCGTCTTCACCCAATACAAAAGAAAACATTTTAAAGAATAATACTAAAGAACAAACTAAAACAGCACTAATTAAAAATTCTCTCATCGTTTAGCTCTGTTAGTAGATTTATTCACAACTCTAAGGTTTTTCTTAGAGTTGTTTCGAGGATTACCATCTATATGGTCAATGTCTTTACCGTCATGCTTTTCAACCCGACCCTCGCGGGTAGCCTTTCGGCGTACCTTATTGCGATGGGCTCGGTCCTTCTTGGATTTTGTTGATGATTGAAACTTCTTGTATTCGTCGTCGTAATCTCTAGGCATTAGTGTGTCTCCGACCAGTTATTACCTACTTTGTATTCTGCCTCAATCTTGCAATTGCACTTTAGTAATTCACCAGCAGTGGTTGCAGATTCGCAGAGGATGTTACCTACTTTGTTGGCTACATCTGGATGACATTCTACTTGTAGTTCGTCATGTACAGAAGCAACCCAGTTAAACCTATCTTCACCAATCTCCATTCGTAGTCTTTGATCTGCTACACAAGCCCAAGCCTTAGCAATGTGGGCACCTGAAGACTGTAGTAGAGTATTCAGGGCAGCGTGTTCCTTACGAACAAAGACAGGTCGCCAATTAAATGGCTTGACATACCCCTTGTCTAAGGTATCAAATCTACAATTTTCAATTAGTTTCTTAAGTCCAGGAATATTACTGAGTAGTTTGTTCTTAGTTTGTCTAGCTTTGTGGGTAGAACAACCTACAGTTTTTCCGAACTTCTCATCACCACCGCCGTAAAGGAAGCAATAGATTGCGGTTTTAGCTGTGTTACGAGAGTCAAGTTCCATAGCCTTTTGATTATGGGTGTGAATATCGCCTTCACAAACTTCCTTAGCATATGAACCCCCATCAAATGGATATAGATAATGAGCAAGCATTCTTAGTTCTAGACCTTTTAGGTCAGAACCCACCAGTGACCATCCTTCTTGTGGAACAAATAATGCACGAGCGCGTGGATCAGAATGTACTTGTTGGATATTTGGTTCCTTGCTAGACATACGACCAGTTACAGCACCTAGAGTATTAATGTAAGCATGGATACGCTTATCTCTGCTGCGCTGTGCTCGACCAACCCAATCGGATACTTGACCCATTAGTTTAATAAGATCGAAGTAACGACATAGGGTTTTGGCTTCTGGATATTCTAGCTGAGATAGAACTTCATGGTCCACTTTGGGGTTTCCCTTGTCGGTGGTTGGTGATTCCCAACTATACTTTTCCTTGAGTCGTTCTGCGATTTGTTGTCTAGAACCTGGATTGAATACTTCGACTTTATCTTTGAGTCGCTTTCCTGTTTTCTCAGAATGTCTAACAATGATCTTGTCTGGGAAAATGCGTCGCATTTCATCTTCGATTTGAGACTTTTCAATTAGCAACTCCATCTCTAGGCTTTCCGCCTTGTCAATGTTAAACCCAAAACCAGCTTCTACTTGTCGCTTGATCATATCAGCAACAACATGTTCCATTCGGATAGCACGATTGTATTGAACAAGATAGTTTTGTTGACTAAAGTATTCCCAGATCTTATCGGTTACAACAGAATCTTGAATACAATACTTACCCATATCTGCTGTATATTGATCCCATGTACCTTGGTAATCAATCTTTGATTCACCAAGATGCTTGCCCCATGCCATTAGAGAATGGGATTGGTCTTCTGTAGGTGGATTATCCCCATACATAAGACGGGAAAGAATTAAGGTATCAATGATTTGATCCCATGGTTTCTTATTGAGTGGGCCATATAGCCTTTCAATAAGTGGAATATCAAAAGCATAGATATTATGACCAATGATTAGATCTGCTTGTCTAAGCATTTCTACACCTTCAGTCATATTGTCTTGCTCAAATAGAAACTTTTCTTTGGTGTTAATATCCATGACGGACATACACCAAATCTTAGTGGCTTCTGGTAGATAAGTATCTTTCTTACCAGCCACTACTTCATTAAGCCCATTGGACTCAATGTCAAACACTAATTGCGTCATAGCGATAAAGCACCTCTCCTTCAGGGGTTACTACGAATGGTACATCCATAAGCTTGGATGTTTGGTCGTTGTAGAACAGAGCCGTAGCAATGCCGCGCTTACCACCCTTGCGGTTCTTTAGTATGCGGATATTAGTGGTGTTTGCGGTTGCTGGGTCTGGGTGTTGAGCATTACGCTCTAGGGCAAATACATTATCTGAGATCTGAGCAAGAGAGCCAGAGCCACGAAGGTCATTAAGATTGATACGATCACCCTCATCAACATTCTTATCTGTTTTCTTGATATGAGCAATGACATGGAGGGTAACTCCAGTACGCTCTACCAACTCTCGTAGTTTCTTCATTACCGAGTCAAGTACAAGTCTCTCGTCATTTCCAAAATCAGAGCCGCTAGATAGCAACATATTGCCAAGCAGAGTAATGTGATCAAGGAAGATGACTTTGCAATCAAGACCAATAGCCATATACTCAAGACGATTGATGATATTGTTGATATTAGCATTGCCAATATGATCATACAAGTACAGAGGTTTACTAGAAATTTCTGTTTTGGCTTGGGCATATTCTTCTTCTGTTAGATTATCTTCTACCATGTCAACAGTAGATTTGTTATTTGATTTACGAAGTTCATTAAGCTGTCGCTGAGACATGATCTTACGAACTGGCTTACCAATCTTAAGTGAGATTAGATCGTCTACGGTTTGTTCTGGAGATTCCTCAAGGAATACAGCACCAACAGCACGACCATGATTGAGGTGGTCAACTACTAGTTCTCTGATGATAGTGGACTTACCATGGCCAGTAGCCGAAGTCCAAAGATTAAGTCGTCCCGAATCCTGACCAATCATAAATGTAGTCAATGAGTCCCATGGATACTCATAGACTTTAACACTAGAGTTCTCATTCTCACATACAATCTGTGAGACATGTAGGATTGAATCGGGTGAGAAAGCTTTTGCATTCCAGTATGCTTGCAGTAGCTGAGCAGTCTCGGCATGTACCAGCATCTCGTTTGGATCCTTGCGTGGCAAGGACATGATCTTTGCCTTGTTAGGTGGCAGTACTTCTGCTACTTCACGGGCAGCCTTTTGTCCTACATCATCCATATCGAAGCAAAGTACGACGGTTTCAAATGATGCCACATACTCATAGTTATCCTTGATGCATTTTACAGCTGAATTGACTCCATTAGGAATGGAGACAACTGGATACTTGTTGTCAAATAGTTGTGCCATAGTGAGACAGTCAATGGCTCCTTCGGTAATAAGAAGCCTCTTACCACCACTAGGAAACAAGTGTTGACCATAGAACTGGAGGTTTGATGTGTCTCCGATCCATGCAAACTTCTTACCATCATATCTGATGTGCTGAGCCTGTAGTGTACCATCCGCACGATAGAAAGATTCGACTTCGGCTCCAGTACTTGTAGTCTGGTACCCATATTGTCTAGTAGTTTTGTCGTTAATTCTTCGGTGTGGTAAAGCCTGGATCTCACCAGTACGGAACTTTTCTGTTGCATATGTTGGTGTTTCCTCTACGACAATTGTTTCCATTTTATTTCCTCTGACATAATATTCACACGCATAGCAATAACTGTGACCGTCATCATATACGGCTAGGTTATTACCTGATGTGTCGTTACCTTGTGCTGCACACTTTGGGCAGCGTTTACGCGATACTACTTTTGATTCAGTTTCCATATTACTCCTATATAAAAATTGACAATGGTTCCTGTGGGGGTCGAACCCACGACCAACCGATTAAAAGTCGGTTGCTCTACCAACTGAGCTAAGGAACCCAACTCCAGAGCCTGGATTTGAACCAAGACAGGGAGGACCAAAATCTCCAGTGCTACCATTACACCACTCTGGAATAGCCTCGGGGGGACTTGAACCCCCACGCCTTGCGGCTACGGATTTTAAGTCCGCTGCGTATGCCTATTCCGCCACGAGGCCAAAATGGTCCCCTAACGGGGACGCTATTATTTATGATGTGTTCTAAAATATTCGTTATTGTAATCTGCTTCCATAGCAGAATCAATAAGACCTTCTAGTTCCTTAACACGAAGGCGCAGTCGTTTGATTTCGTCTGCAGCATCTACGATTAATGGCAAATCATGCTTAAAAGCATAAGAGTACAGATCGTATATGAGGTTGTCATTCATTATTGTTCTCCTTGAAACAGTCCCAATTATACTCTAAAGCAATTGATTCTGCAGTAGCTGAAACATGATTAAGCATATCTAGTTCAGCTGCAAGATAACAGGCTTCACGCCGTGCCTCGTCGCACTGATTACGGGCTTCTCTAGTCATGGCAAGTAGTTCCTGCATTACGATACGCGCTTCTAGGAATATCAGATGTTGATTCTTATCAAACCATTCCTGATG